AAGTACAAATTAACTCTTTTGTTTTTTCTTCGTTTTGTAATACATAAATTTTGTCAAATACAATCTTAAAGTTTTTCGTTATATCACGAATTGATTGCTCAAGATTGTGTTGAGTTGTAAATGTACATAATAGTTGTGTTTTCATTTTAAGCCTTTCTTGAATTGTGGTTAAACAATAGTTTTACAGAGCCATCCTTCTCTGTTTTACATACCATTTCTGTCCATTCATCATCTTTACCAAATTTTACCATTATCTTTGTTTTATCCTGTATTACTTCAAGTGGTCCTTCTGGATCACAATAATGATCTGGACCATGAAGTTTAACTTCACCAGTTTTCTTATTTGTAATTAAAGTAGCGACATCTTCCCCACAACCATGTACTTCATTCCACATTCTTGTTAATTTTTGTTGGCCATCAGGTGTCTTTGATAGTTCTTCCATACTATCTGTCCATAGTTTTAAATACTCAGTTTTAAATGCTGATTTTTCTTTATCTGTAGGGTTATTACCTATGTTGTGTTTTTCTTTTAAAGAATCTAATTTTTCATCAATAGATGGATCATCTAAATAAGATGCACCAGCCTTTTTAGTTCCTGAATTTTTCATTGTTATACTTTTTGGATTAGAATATATTTTAGCAGAAATACCTTTTTTTCTACCATCCTTACAATAAACAAAAAAATCTGTTGGATTTACTTTTGGATCAATACCATATTTGTCTCTAATTTGTTGATTACCGAGATGTCCCATAGCTTCAGCTTTTTCAACCTCACAAGGTGGATCCATTTTAGATAAATAGTCCTTTACCTTTTCAGCAGCAGCCTGATTTTGTTTATTTGCTCTTCTTTCATCGCCACCCAAAGATGCATAACTATCTTGTGTCTTTCTATAATTTTCTTCATTTAATTCACTTGGATCTAAAAAAGCACAAACACCAGCTTCGTTGTGGTCACCACTAACTTTAGCTAATGTTCTAGCTGCACTAGTGTTCATCAATCCAACTTCACCTTCCATTCCTCCACTATCAATAATATCACTTATTAACTGTGAAAAACTATTTCCATCTCCTGGTGTGCCTTTCTGTGTCATCATTCCATCTTTAGATCCCATTCCACTAACATCTTCTGTAAAATAAATCTTGCGTTTTGAACTGCCTGGGGAATTTCTGGCTAAAAGACCATTCTCTACCATCTCTCTAACAGCTTCTTCTCGTTCTTCTTCTGTTTCAGCATCAGTTAACTTAGTCCAATTTTTCTTTAATATTTTTAATCTATTTATCTCACCTTGTTTATTTGCTCTTTCATCGTTATCAAGTATATCTTCTAGTTCCCCTTCCAATTCCTTAATTACATTATCCGTTTTTTCTATAGTTTTAGCAGCTCCTTTCTTAACGGCACTACTTAATTTTTTCTCTACAGGAGTTCCTTTTGGTTTTTCTTCTTTATCTTCAATGTCATCGCTATCATCGTTATCGCCACCGCCTTTTGACAAATACCCATCTTCCCCACCAACTTCAAAATCATCACCACTTAATTTAGATGTGTCTGGTTCTTCTTTTTCTTCGTCACCATCTACTGCAACTAACTTACCATCAACATTTTTATGTGATATTCCCTTTTCACTTTCTTTTCCATACCCCTTTCCTTTCCATTTCAAACCCATCTTGTCAGCTTTTTCTTTTTCTTTATCATCTAAAGGTTTTTCTTCTGCTTCTAAAACTAACATTACACTATCCACTACTTCTGTGCTGATACCCTTTGATAAACAAATCTCTTTTAGTAAGGTTAAATGGTAAGCGTTCTTTGGATTAGGTATACCCGTAGGTACAATTCTTCTCCACTCTATAAAAAGACTATCTAGGTTAAAACTCATAATTCTTCAATGTCCCATATGTATTGCCAACTTTACTATGAATAATAAAGTCATCTTCTTGTAAGATGTTTTGGATGTCGTGTATTGTTTCTTTTCCATCCTCTTTAGCGTAATCAAATAAAAAACTATCGTAGTTATAATGAACTATGTTAGTCTTCTTCTCTAATAAATATAAATGTAATTTGTTTAAGATAGTAACATTCCGTTCTGTTTCATACGATTGTATGTAGTAGTTAAATAACTTTTGAGCATTTAGGTCACCTAAATTAGCTCTCTTCATTGGTCGTTTATAAATATGTGATAGGATATGATTCCGTGTCATATATTCGTCATAAAGTATGGTTACTAGATTTTCTACACCTCTGAAAAACTCACTCATCTTAGCAATATCTTTTCTTACACCACCATATAAATTTTGAAATGTTATTGTTTTAGCTTCTGACTCTGTAACATTAAGGTCATCTGCTAACTTACCATAAACCGATGAGTCACCGAAGTCATAGTCAATTAATTTAGCAATCAACCTTGGGTGATAAGAAGCAAAGTCAAACTCAACAAATACATCGTTAAGTGGTGAAAAGGCTTTCCTCATATCAGGTGTAAGAGCAGCAAAGTTAAGATTGTGTATAGAGTTGGATGGTCTTGATGTGGTTGTAAAAAAGTTATAGTTCTGATATATCTTTTTATTGTGAATATACTTTAGCATATGTTCACCGAATATCTTTGTAAAGTCTGTATTTACTCCAATACCATTTGATTCTAACTCACCGAAGGCATTTACAAAATCTTTATGAAACTTCATAAATGTTTTTTCATTAAACAGACTATCGTATTTTGGAACTTTTTCACATAATTGTTCTATCATCTTATCTAACGGATAATAATATGTAAAATCATCTTGGTCGTAAAAGTTGTCCCATTGTATATGTTCAAGTGGTTGGTTTAGCATCCAATAGTTTAGGATGTCGGCACAATATTGTGGACGACCAGCAAAAGAATAAGCATGTCCAACTTTCCAATCATCAATTAACATACCTTCGTCTGCTGGATAATCTATTTCTATTGTTATATGTTCGTAATGGTCAGCATAAACTAACTTATGTTCTATAGCATCATACATAAGAACTAGCTTGTTTAGGGGATGTGATTTTGACCAGTTAGGTTTAGTAGTAACCATTTTTACCATATGGTAAGTTAAGGATAATTTAGTAGAAAGTCAAGGTGTTTATTACCAAATATCAGAACTGTTTCTCCAATCTACTTTTCTCCGTGTATTTGATTCCCCCTCAGCATCACGAGCTGCTTTATACTCTTCATAATTATTAAAACCAAATTTTTTACCTAATCTTTCCCTAGCTTCTTTGGAATTAGCGCTTGTTCCATGTGGTTGTGTGCTGTTAAAATATGGATTTACAAAAGGAAATCCAGGATCTACTTTTCTATTTTTATTAAAATAGTCTTCCAAATCATAATTTTTATTTTTTTCTACAGAATAATCTTTTCGTATCCTTCTAACCAATTCTTGACCACCCATTTTTAAGTATTTTTGTGGTATTTTAAGTTGTGAAAGTATTTTAAAATCTGGATGTCCTTCTATTGTTAAACTAACAATTCTATTATCCACATCTGGTATTATTGGCCATACTATACTTCTAAAAAAATAAAAACCACCTCTTTTAGTTTTTTCTAAAATACTATTATCTATATGTGTTGATATCTTCTGTGATTTACCTTTTGATTGAATTAAGTTATTTACTATTTTTTGAGTTTCATCAAATCCATAGCTAGGTCCTTCCTCATCAAATAACTTCATTATACTAGCATATGTAGGATTACCTATACTAGATCCGTTTTTATCTTCTTCATTAGGTAAAGAAGTTGTCACTCTAATTAAATTAGGATTAGCAACTGTTAAATTATCCCTACCAGGTATGGCAGATTGAAATTTAGGGACATTTCCAACTTCCTTACTCTTCTCAATTTTTGAATAATCCTTTTTTATTTGCTCCCAATTTATTAACTCATCACCTAATATTAAGTTAGACATTATTATCCAATATGAAAGTTCTCCATTTGATAAGGTTTTAGGTTCTTGTACGGAAATAGATATTTTTTCTTTTGATATATTATCTGTTGTTGCCGTATACCCACCAACTATAATATTACCATTTTGAATTTCTCTTTTAGTTTTACCATAAGATTTAGCAGCATTACCTTCTAGTTTAGAATTGTATATAACAACTTCGTATTGTAATGTAACCAATGGTATATCTTGTACAATAGTAAGGCCATCAGGCGTCTTGGTATTATCTTCGGTAAGATACATAATTCCCGGTTCTATATTGCTTATAAGCTCTTTTTCTCCTAAATTAATATTTTCTACATCTGATGTCTTTGTTAGCTCTTGTGCTTTTTTCTTTATTAATTTAGCATCAAGGATAATAGTTGGAATTTCAAAGTCATTTTTATTTCCAAATTGTTTGTATTTTAAAGTTGATTTTAATCTCATCACAGTTGTATATGTAGTTTCCCACATTGAAGTTCCAATGCCGTGGTCAATTCCCACAATTTGAAAGTATACTCTGTCTTGATAATGTTTTGGTAGAAAATTAACAGTAAAAAAATCACCAATACCCAAAAAATTGTTTCCATAAACTTTAAGAGATAATGATATAGGCATAACTGGAGATATACTATTTTCATTGGTTTTCACAAAATTGTTTATTTTAGCCTTTAACAAATAAGTATCTCTCTCACTTTTACTATAAAAAATAGGTTTACCATCACTTGTTTCAGTAGGTGGTGGCGTTGCTTCTTCTGGATTTTCATCAGTTTCTTTTTTTGGTTTATTTTCTATATTGTTTATTTGTTCTCTTTTAGAATCAACATATGTTTTAAATCTGTCTGCTAAATATTCTGAATTTGATTGGTTATTTTTGGGTTTTCCTCTTATGTCTATGCCAGCTATAAATGTTGTATCAACATTTTTATTAAAAATTACACTTTTAATATCTAAATCTAAACCTTTTTTTGTTGATGGCATTTCCCCATATACAGGTAAATGTTGAACTTTGTATTTTCGGTCTTCACCACTTATAGCATTTAAAAAATTAAATTTTATTAATTCTAACTCATCAAAGACGGAGACATTTTTTTGATTTCCAATAGCTATCATGCTCGATAATCCAGCTTTTGGCGTTTCAAATTTTAAATCAGAATTTAAAACTATAGTTTTACCACTAGTTAAATCAAATTTTAATATTTCTTCATCACCATCCTCAAACTTATCAGCTTCTACATTAATATCCTGAAATGTAATTGACGATTGAGCATCGTTATTAGGTATCATTTTTATGTTAAGTATGTTACCGGAATCATTATATATTTGGTCAAATATAAATTCTAAAGCGTCATTGACATTAGAAGATTTATCAAATGCTTTTGATATTATAGGAACAG